TTTTTTGAAGTCTCCGAAGAAGATATCGCCCGAAGCCACATTATCGTCAAGCAGGACGGGATAGCCGAGAAGTCTTTGATAGTCATCGGTCAGAATCTTAAACTTGTCGTTCGACTGAGCTGCAACAATGCCACCCCAAAAGTCGGTGCTGTTCATCAGCCATTTGGCATTCCGATGATAGCCACCTTTGAGGTAGGAAACCAGCTCGACAAGTTCAGCGGCAGTCGGGTATTTCGCGCCGGAAGGAATAACGGCGTTGCTGTTATCAGTCCAAGTTGCAGCATAGTCAATGCCTTTCGGTTCGGAACTGCCGCTACCGTAGATGATGTACTCGCCAATCTTAGCTGCAATGTTCTCGCCGAGAATATCAACCAGCCAGCTCTCAAAAGCGTTAATCGCCATAGCCTGTACGGTCTTGGAGATGCGGAGAACCTTGACAATCTCATACCCGGCAAGGGTGACGGAAAGCATGGTGTCAGCGGCGGGAGAGATCAGGTCATTCTCCGCGTGTTTCGCAGCGGCGTTGTTAGTGCCCTCAATCGCGAAGGTCACATTGCCGGGCACTTGCAGCAAGGTGATCTCGGACAGCAGCGGTGCGTGCTGCGACAGCTTGTTGAAGATGCGCTCTTGCGTCAAGGTCGGGATAACTCCGGCCACATCGGTGGTGGCCATCTCATATGCGCGTTTTTCCTTGTCGGTAAGCGGCTTGCCCTGCAATCCTTTCAGAAAAGCGGAACGATATTCTTCGGTTCCACGCACTTCAACCGGGAGCATGTTCTCAAATTCCATAGGTTTTTCATCCTTCCTCACATCAATGATTTTGGGCGTAATAATACCGCTCTGAATATCAAGAGCGGTTTGTTTGCGCTGTTCAAGGTTATCCAATTCGGCTTTCCTTGTCAGCAGTTCGGTTTTTTCTTCTGCGGCTTTGTTGACAACTTCCGCCTCTGTAGCCGCCCGGACTTCCTCGTCCAGCTCCGCAAGTCTTGCGGTGATCTGTTCGAGATTCATTTCGTCTATGTTCATAAGTTACCTCCATAGAAATACTTCGACTTCGCCAGTTCCAACGCTTTCCTTGCCTCCGCAAGTTCCCTTTCAGCCTCCGCCTCAAAGAATGAACGAGCCTGCACCGACGTGCTTTCGTATGCCGGAATATCAACAATCGCAACATCATAGATCCGCTTCACCTCCGTGATCGTTCTGAGATGTTGTTCCTTGTTGTATTCGTCCGCATTTATCGTGAAGGCAAACGACATCTTGTCCAGATATCCACCTTTCACTTCCTCATAGAGCCTCCGGCCTTCTTCTGTGCCGGAGAGATCCGCTCTGACAAATAGGCCGACTGGGTCTACTCTCAATTCAAGTGTTCCGTTCTTTGTTCGTGCCACCGGCTTTCCGCCGTGGTTGAAGTTCAGAACCACATCTTGCATCAGAGTGCTGTTAAGAGCGCCGGATCTGATTTGTTCCTTGTAGGCAACCCCATCGTATTCGTACATGACTTCTTCTGTATCGAACACGAGTGCATAGCCTTCAACAAAGGCACCCTCTTCGGATGCCCTGACCTCAAAACTCCTATAATTCCTATTCTTGGTTATCATCATCGACCTCCTGTTCTGTCGCCTTGGGGTTCTGCCAGCTTTGCGGTTCGTCACCCCACGGAACTGGAGCCATATTCATAACTTCACGCCATTCATTCGGGGTCATTGCCTTCCGGTCAACCATCTGCACCAAAGCCAACTTATTAGCGGTACTCATATACTGCATTCGATTACTTTCAAAAATAATCTCGTTTTCAAAGCCGCGTTCGCGGTTGGTAAATATCTTGTTAGTCAGTTCTAAACCAAGCGCGATTAAAACAGGTTCAATCCGCGCCTCATAAAAAGCCTCCCAGCTATCGCCGGAAAGCTTAGAAAGTATCGCGTCCTCGTTTACGCCAAAATACCGATAAATGTTATTCCGCAATTCCTCAACATTCTTATAATTTGCAATCGCCGGTTTAATTTCGATCGGATCAAACGATTGTGTAGCGTCCAACATCGCAATGCCGGATGAATTTGTCAGCCCCATGTAATCCTCGACAAAACGGTCTTTTTGCTTTTTCGCATCTTCCGGACTTAACATAGCTTTTGTGGTCTTGAGTATGCCTCTAAGGTTTGCCGTTGATTTAATGGCATTAGCCATGCCCTCGTTGGTAGTGTTCAATAGGTCAAGGCTTGTCAGAATTGCGCCGTTTGAATCGCCCCAAATATCTGAGGTATTGTAATCCTTGCGGAGCACGGCTAAATCTTCCCACGAGTGCGTCATTACCACGCCGGACGGGAATCGAAATGTAATATATAACCCGCCAGACGCCTCAACCGCTTCTAATTGAGCGGTCGGCATGGGATATAATCCGACGCATTTTCCAAATTCGTCTCGCATGATATAAATGAACACCACGTTATTGATTTCTAGTAATGTCCGCACCTTATACAAAAAGTCTTTACCGTTCATGTAGAGGTTTGGCCGATACTGAATCATGCGTTGGAGCTTTCTGTCACCCGGACCGCCATCCCGCAGGACCTTGACATTCGCCTTACTTGTATGCTCGGCCAGCGTCCGGATACACGCCCTCACCACCTCATTGGCATAAATGTCAGACCCGAATGCGGAGAATGTGGCATTGTAGGTGCCGATTTCCCGCCAACCGGAGGTGACATACTTTTTGATGCCGCCGAAAATCGCCTTGATTGCATTTCTGAATTTCAAATTATCACCCCTATCGTAAATAGCGCATATATTCATCTTCTTTGTCGCAGTAGCCGACCCAAGCGTTGAGCAAGCTAACCATGCCATCAATGCGTTTTGTTGTTCCGGTCTTAACAGGTTGGATTGAATTGATACCGTCGCGGTTTAGCGTTTTAACGCCCGTATTCAAAAAGCACCAGCGCAACATAGGGTTGTTGTTGGATATAACCTTGTGATCTTCCAGTGCTGCGCCCATGCGCTTCATCGGGTATGTGAACGTGTACGCGCCTTGAGCAATCTTAACCATTTCAAACCCATACTCCGCCATTTCGTTTTGCCAGTATCCGGCCAAAGCTCTGTCGTAGCAAATCCAGAGTGGACGGATATCGTGCTGTTCGACCATATCAATAAACCACTGCGTCACAGCATGATAATCAACCGCCGCACCCTCGCAGATATGGAGCCATCCCTGCTCAGCCCATAGTTTATACGGCGCTTCTCGCTTGCTCCCGCTTTCAACATCATCCACGCGGGATTGTGGCAGGAAGTATTTTTGCAGAACATAATAATTCTCGTCGTCCGGCTTCCGTATCAGCAACGACGCGCATGTCAGGTCGGTTGTGCTTGATAAGTCGCAGCCGCCGATTGCATAGCTGTGTTCCAAATACTCAATCGGTACGACCGTTTCATTCACGGCGTCCTCGTATGTTAGCCATGCGGCGTTGCTGTTGGCAAATTCGTTAAAATCCTTCGTTAGTACCGTGGGGAGGAACGTCGGATCTCGTTTAGCCTTTTCCACGTTATCCGCCAGCGTTGTAAAAGATTTGATTTTTCCCAAGCCCGGATTCGCTTTTTCCCAGCACTCCGGTTTTTTCCATTCGTCCCGCTCGTCCAGTTCATACAGGAGCGGAAGCAGCCGATAATCCTTAAAGCCCGGTTCCCATAACGCAACCTTTGAGCAGTAGTTATATTTATCATCAAAGAACATTTCGCGGACATAACCGTTTGTACTGATAAGCCACGCAAGCGGTTGTTCTCGCGCCGCCTGTGACTGGATCATAACGTCATAGACTTTGCTATCCCGCGCCTCATGGAATTCGTCGAGGCTAAACATGCTACTGTTTAGACCGTCAAGAGTGCGTGTCTCTGCGGCCAACGCTTGCAGTTTTGAAAACGTTGCAGGAAAATATATATCAGACTGACGTTTCTTTGTCATTGATTTCAGTTGCGGAGACTGCGCACGCATATTGACCGCTTCGTTGAATATTAGCTTGCTTTGGTCAAGCTTGTTTGCCGTGCAATATATTTCTGCTCCAGCCTCGCCATCTGCCATTAAGCAATATAATTCAACCGCCGCTGTTTCGCTTGACTTACCGCACTTTCTTCCGCGTATGTCAACCACCTCGCGGAATCGTCTTTTACTGTTACACTTTTCTAACCAGCCAAAAACAAGTTGTATTTTTGCCTTTTGGAATAGTTCCAATTTGAATGGCTTGCCACCCCACCGTCCTTTTGAATGTTTACAGAACTTTTCAATAAAATCAATCGGCCTCTGTCCGGCATCCTCGTCAAAGTAAAACGGAAAGTCTTTAGGCGGATTATTAATCCACTCGACTTCCCGTTCATATAGCTTTGTTATTTTAGTTCCGGCAACCATCTCGCCGTTATGTATTTTTTTTAGATATTCTTTAGGCCAATTCAACCGCCTCACCTTGCTTTTTTATATAGTCGTCATAATACATCCATCGAAAGCCTCCGCAAGTTTTATATCTACCCTTGCAACAAGCAATTATCCCAGAATGTATGCACCCCGTTTCGCCCGTTGCCTCTTTAATGGAATTGAACGTTTTAATTTTTTGCCCGTGTTCGTCAGCTTGAATTACCGAAGTTGTTTTAATTTGATTTTTCCACACATCTTTTGTGTTTTTTGTAACGGTAGTTCGATGCACTCCGTATTGTTTTGCTATCTCACTGATTGTTACGCCGCGACGGCGCATATCCCTCCAAGCATCATATATTTGCTCTTGCTCCTGTTGGTATGTCTCTTTTATTGCCTTGTTTACAACTCCACGGCTTACATCGTATTTTTCCATCAAATGTTCTTTTGTGATTCCGTTTTTATAATCGTCGTTTATTGCTTTAGCTCTTTTTTGTAGTTCTATTTGGCTCGATGTGCCAAGTATGGCAGTGACCATGCTTCTTCCGCAACCAACAGTATCGGCTATTTCACAGGCGGTTTTCCCTTCGCCGTATAGCTTTTTAATAATCAAATCCCGTTTAAACTTGTTGTTTTC